CCTGCCATTACAACAGGTACAAAATAACTAGTAATAAAACTTAGATCCATTTTATTTTCCTCACTTTCTAATCTTCCAACATATATTCAATAGACATAAGTTCTCTCGGAGATAAATCAGCTTTTTCAACATCATCAAGAGATAGCTTTTTAATATCTACTTTAACTTCTTCATTTTGAAGTTTTTTAATTTCTTTTTCTAAAGCTTCTAATTTATCAGCTGGAACATCGTATTGGTTAGTGTCTTTATCAATGATTGGTTTACCGTTTTCATCTTTATTAGCAAATTCTTCTAATAATTTTGTACGAACATCATCAAATACTTTAACTTCGCCTTCAATAGCTTTGATGTTTTTACCAATACGAAAAGCCACAACACTAGACATTCCATGAGCATTATTTAATTTATTAAGAGCTTCCATGCTGTCTAAAATATCTTTAATTACCATTTGAGACACCTTCTAACATTTTTTCTTGTTGCTCAAATGCACTATCTTCAAACTCAGCTTCAATTCTTCGAATCTCAACTTTATTTGCTTTGTAAAGTTCCATACTTTGAATATAATCTGTACTGAACGAAATATTATTCGTATTAGAATCAATAGTAGCTGATAATGTTTTGATTAAGTTATCATCCACATAAATTTCTTTTCTCATTGTGAGATTTTTAGTTTCTTTAACTGTTAAAGCCATTCTAGTTTCCTCCTATAATCTTTTCTAGTTTTTCTATTTTGATTTGTTGTTCTTGAACCAAAGCTACTAATGGAGCAAGTAATTCTTCATACTTCATACCCCATCTTAAATATTTGTCATCTATTTTTTCGCCATAATAAGGTTCCTCAATATCAGAATCTTCTCGAATCTTCCATGCTTCTACTAATGACAAATCTCCAAGTTCAAGATTGTTAATTAATTTATAAACAGGTTGAGCTCCAAATCCCATATGAATTCTTTTACCGCTCGCACCTTTAGCGTTTAATCGATAAGCAATCGGTTTAAGCCCCATGATAAAGTCTCTCGCTTTGAAATCGTAATCATCAATAACATCTTTTTGTTTCATATCGGATGTTGAAACACTTCCGCTTGTTGAATATACGGTCGACCATCTACAATTTGATGTTCCTAGATTAGCAGATCCATCGGAACCTGGGCGGAATGAATTCATACCATTTGAATGCAGTATGAAATGGTATTCGCAACCCCATCCACTTCTGTACTTATTGTACACATTCAATCTTAATCGTGCATTACCATTATCATAGCTATCCCAAAATTGACCTAAACTATTATCAGTGTAATTTGTCTGAAGAAGTTTCGGTAAAACGTACCCATCGATACGAGCATGCCCGCCCTTCAGTCTGATTTCTCCTCCAGCTTCGTTAATTATATAAAAATTCGTTGTCTTATTATGACCAATCCATCCTTGTCGAGTTCCATTTTGCTTATTATACCAACCAACCCAGTCACCACCTGAAAAATATTGTTTGCCAAACCATCCGTTATCTGATACGAGCAACGTATCGGTACCAATTGATCCGCCAAAAATAGTAGTGACTCCATAATTATTGCTAGATGCTATAATTTCATGACCTTTTATACTTGTATATCCGCCTTTATTAATATCATGTTTAATCGTTAAGAATCCACCTCTAATAATACTCGTACCAATACACCCAGATAAGTCATTACCGTCCTCGGCGCTTTGTGAGTGTATAGTATAATCAGATTTGACTTTAAAATATCCTGTATCATATATCTCTGTTGTATTCAACACATAACACCTGTTCGCATCGGTGCTAGATACAGGGTCTCCTGTTTGATGATGTACGATAGATTCTTTACTTGTGTAAAGACGACCAGATTCAATATTAATACCAGCAATTGTTCCGCTAGTAGCTGTAATTCTACCAGTTAATTCAGCTGAAGTCGCTTTTAGATTACCAGCCGAGTCTACAATGAACTTGTTATTAATATTGATAGATCCAGCTGTAATTGAACCAAGATTGGCAGATAACGAGCTTAAAGTATTTACGCTTATTTTTTCAGCAGCAATTGAGCCAGTATAAATTTTAGCACCGTTAATAAGAGTTTTGTCATTTGCTGAACACCATGAAGAAAGTAAGGTGTTTACTGAATCTGCCTTAGATATTGCATTTGAGGCATTAGTTGAAGCATTAGTGATTTTCGATTGTATATCGCTATTTAATCCGCTAAAGGTAACTAGTCCATTAAGGTTAATGTGATTAGCGACTAATGTTGCAGTACGATCCGTTAAAGTGAAATCAGTAGCGGATGTACCAGATTTAACCAACCAGTTAAACTTATCCGCAGCTTGAGTTGCTTTGGTAATAGCTTCATTAGATACAGAGTCAATTGTATCAACTCTAGATACAATGCTGTCGATTTTATCGGATTCGATTTTGATTGCAGCATCAGTTTCAATCTTAGAGTAATAATTATTTTTTAACTGATCACCAACTTCATCAACTTTTTGAGCAGTCAACGAAATACTTTTCGCATTTTGGTTAATGTTTGTTTCAGCAGTTTCAATTCGTTTTGTCAAGGCCGCAACCGTTTCCTGAGCCTTTTGTGCGGTTGACTTTGCAATCTCAGCTGCGGTAGATGCACCTTCAGCTTTTGTCTTTGCATCATCAGCAACCTGTTGAGCATCGTCCGCGGCGCTTTGAGCATTATCGGCAGCTGTTTGGGCATTCTTAGCTGTAGTTTGTGCATCATTAGCATCTTGAAGAGCTTTTGATACATTCTTTTCGGCTTCAGTTACTGCATTTTGGGCAGCTTGAACTTGTTCTTTTGTCGCGTTGACATCAGCAGTAACATTTTTTAAATTTTCTTTAGCAGCAGACAAATCTGACTCTGCAGACTGTAATCTGTTGTTCGCACTTTCAGCTGTAGCTTTTGCTTCGTTTGCTTTTTGTTGGGCATCAGTAGCATTAGCGCTTGCTGAATCAGCTGAAGTTTGAGCATTCTTAGCTGCAGTTTTAGCATCATTTGCTTTTTGTTGAGCTTCATTGGCTGCCGTTTGAGCGTCTTCAGCAGCTTTACGAGCAGCAGTAATCTTTTCTTGAGCATCGGTCGTATCATTTTCAAGTTTAGCTATTTTATTAACTTGACTTGTTAAACCTTCAGCATTTTGAGTAATTTGACTTTGAAGTCTTCCTTCAATCTCAGTCACATCACTTTTACCGGCATATGTCTTTTCAATGTTTGTAGACAACTCGGTTGCACTTTTAGTAATTTCAGCTTTAAGACTTGCTTCAGTTTTACTTAGATCAGTCTTTTTAGCATAGCTCATTTCAAGAGTTTCTTTTGTCTCTTGTAAATCGCCACTAAGACCATCCAAAGTTTCTTTTGTCTTTTCAGCTTGAGACGCCATTTCATCAAGTGTTTTAGTTGTTGATGTAATGTCTTTTTGTAAATTATTGTTATTTTCTTTAACTTTTTTAATATCTTCCTGTGCCGAATCAACTCTACCCAACGCATCAGAAGCACTGGCTTTAGCTTCGTTAGCGGCAGTCTTTGCTTCATTAGCAGCAGTCTTTGCTTCATTTGATTGATTAATAGCTGTATTCGAATTAGTGATTGCATCAGCAGCACTTGTTTTTGCATCATCAGCATTCTTACTTGCATTGGTTGCGGCACTGCTTGCTTCATTAGCCTTTGTTAGAGCCGACTTAGCTAACTGTTGAGTCTTGTAAGCTTGTTCTCTTTGCTTGATTACATAATCTTTAAACTGTTCAGCCATCATTTTGACTTTTTCATTGATTCCACCTGATTTGATCAAGAAATCTCCTAATGTTGCTGTCGCAGTTTTATCACAAGATGAAGTTTCTAATTTCAAGACCCTTGCATTTAGATAAAGCTCACCGTTTTCGTCAATAATGTTGATTGTATCACCAATTCGAACATTATCAGGAAGTATAGCAATATCTACTTCATAGTTGTAAATGACATCGTAATACTTCTTTAAATAAGATATTGTTCTGTTACATAATTCAGATTGACTTGTCGTGTCATAGGAATAGTATTTGACAATATGACCACCATAGTTTCCATAAGTTTCCCATTGGTATCGACTCCATTTTGATAATGCAGTTCTAGAAGCTACCCATCCCAATTCATTGATATAGATGTCACCATCGTCATATTTATATCCAGCTAATGTTATCGGATGTTCAGAACCTTCAGGAGTTCCACCGCTTGGAATCAAACAAGTAGTCAAATCTGAAATGGAACTTTTAACAATGATGTTATCAATGTCCGTATTCAAACGTAATTGAGCAACATTTTCATTTCCACGCTTCTTATAGATGTTGATATACTTATGAGTAATCGTCATATTTTTGACAGTAAAACTGAATCCAATTTCAGCATCGAATGAATTTGCAACACTTAAGATTCTTGCTGTACAAGTGTCTTGTCCGGTCCATGAAAGCGTACGATTCAAGTCACTTACTTCATTTAATCCAATTTCAAATCCACTGTCGTATGAGAATTTTTCAATATAAAAGGCGATTGGATGAGGCCCATCTGCTGTATAAGCATCAACTACCTCATTTAATAAGTCCAAACCGCCATCTTCTGCATAAATATTAATACTGTGCTCTTTTCTGTCGTTTTCAGCTTCGATGATTGTATAGAACCCATTTTCTCCATTATCATCGTATACAAGCACATAGTTTCCCGATTCACAATATTGAGCTGTTTTAACTGCATCTTCTTCATCATACAAAATATCGACTGAAAAAGTAGCAACACCAGACTCAACATCTTCTGCTTTTAAATCATTTTGAAATTTTAAGCCCTTTGGTAGGTTATTTGAACATGTAGCAACGATGTTCATATGTCTATCAGCTAAATAAATAATCATAAGAACACCTCTCTATATTTTAATGTAACCGTAGGTTTAGTAGCCCATGTTGAATGTATAAATTTGATTTGGTTATATCCAGGTTTCAAATAGAAATTATCCCAGTTGTTTGCTAAAGCACCTAATGATGGATCTCTAACACCATTCAAATAAACATTTGCAGTCTCGCATTCAATGGTTAATTTGTTTCCATTTCTAAATTTATTTGGGACATCGCGCCATTTAGTTACATACATCTTTTGAAAATCGATAGCACGAATACAATTATGCGATATCCATTGTTCACTCATGTTTCTTTCGCCCCATTGAGCCATACCAACTTGTATCTTTGTACAAACCATATTTTC